AAAGAGATTTTTATTATTACTGATGATGAAAAAGTAGCGTTGCCTGTCGGAGAGTATTTACTTGAAGATGGTAGGTTATTAGTCTCTGAAGAGGAAGGAATTATTTCCGATGTCAGAGAAGTAAGTGATGAAGTCCCCGAAAAAGAGGATGAAGAAACTACTGAAGACTTAGAGGAAGGTAATGAAGATCTAGCTGAAGAGGATGAGATGGGATACGATAAAAAAATGGCTGAAGTTGGAGATTGGGAAGGAATGGAAAAAAGGATTCAAAACCTTGAGGATGCTATTGCTGATTTAAAGAAAGATAAAGTTGAAGCATCTGATGATGTAAATACTTTAAAATCTAGAACAGTAAAAGAGGAATTTAAAGAAGAGGTAAAGGAGGAATTAAAAGAGGAAGTAAAGGAGGAGATTGAAAAAGAAGTTGAAGAAAAACTTTCGACTGAACCCGCAGCTAAAGCTATTAAACACAATCCCGAAGGAGAAAGCACAAGCGCAATGAAGTTTGTCTATTCTCAAAATAGAATTAATACAACACTAGATACAATTTTAAACAAAATAACTAATATAAAATGAGTACAACAAGCACAACATCGAATGATATTGTTTATGTTCAAGCATTGCAGTCTACAATTAGTGCATCAGCATCTATCGATGCGGGATCAGCAGACGCAGATCAGAACGTAGCAACAGATGCCTTAACTATTACCCTTCCTAAAATAGAAGCGGGAAATTTAGGTGCAACATTTCTTTTTAGAAATACAGGAGCAGACGGAAATAACACAATCACTTTATCTCCAAACGCAGTAGATGGAATAAACGGAACAATCGCAAACGCTGCAGCTGATTCAGTAGCTAGTGGAGTAGTCGACAAAGATTTTGTAAACACAAAAGCAACCGCAAATAAAGGTGACTATGTTATCCTTAGAGCAGTAGCTTTGACTGAGTGGTACATCATTGGCGGTGTAGGTATTTGGGCATCTGAGGCATAATTATAAATTATAAAATATAAAAAGAATGAGTTTAAAAAGAGTCGAATTAGGAACAACAACTAACATTACAACCACCTATGCGGGTGAGTTTGCGGGAGAGTACATTGCAGCAGCATTATTGTCTGCGAGTACTATCAATGATGGAGGTGTAACCGTAAAACCAAATATTGCTTTTAAAGAAGTTATTAAGAAATTAGACACCGGTGCTTTAGTATCTGATGCCACTTGTGACTTTAATGCAAATAGTTCGGTTACGTTAACGGAAACTATCCTTCAGCCTGATGAATTTCAAGTCAACTTACAACTTTGCAAAAAAGATTTCGTAAGTGATTGGGAAGCGCAGTCAATGGGATACGGAATGTCACAGACACTTCCTCCTAAGTTTAGTGATTTTATGATAGCGCACGTTGCTGCAGAGGTTGCTCAAAAGACTGAGACTACTTTGTTTCAAGGATTCGCTGCAAACGTAGGAGAATTTGATGGATACGAAGTTTTATTAGCAGCTGATAATACAGTTGTAGATGTTGCTGCAGTAGGTGGTGGAGTAGATAGCGCAAACGTAGTGGCAGAACTTTCTAGGGTAGTTGATGCGATTCCCGCTGCACTGTACGGCAAAGAGGATTTATTTATTTATGTACCCTCTAGTATTGCTAAATTTTACGTTCAAGCATTAGGTGGATTCGCAGCAGCGGGTTTAGGTGCTAACGGTGTAAACAATATGGGTACGCAATGGTGGAATAACGGATCTTTAACTGTAAATGGAGTTAAGATATTCGTTGCTCCTGGTCTTTCAGATAATAAAATGATTGCAGCGCAGAGAAGTAACCTATTCTTTGGAACAGGATTACTTAACAATATGAATGAGGTTAAGATTATTGATATGCAAGATATCGATGGCAGTCAGAATGTCAGATTTATAATGAGGTATTCAGCTGGGTGCCAAATAGGAATTGGACAAGACATCGTTTTCTACGCTTAATAAAATTATAAACTATATAGAAAAAGGTAGGTGGTAAAATCTATCTACCTTTTTTTATTTTAAACTAAAAAAAACTATGGCTTGTAACGTAACGGCAGGAAGATTATTACCCTGTAAAAGTGCATTTGGAGGAGTAAAATCAGTATATTTTGCTAACTTTCCTATTGTGGCAACATTTGATACAACTCCCGCAACTTTGGATGAAGTAACGGGATTTACGGGATCTCCCGATTTTTACCAATACGAGTGTAAAGGAAATTCTAGCTTAGAAACTACGATAACAAGTAGTAGAGAAAATGGAACAACTTTCTATACTCAGACATTGAATCTTACATTAACTTTCTTAGACAATTTAACTAAGAACCAAATTCAACTAATTGTAGCGGGTAGACCCGTTGTAATAGTAGAAGATTATTACGGGCATTTATTCCTTTGTGGATACGAAAATGGAATGGATGCTAGTTCGGGTTCAATAGTAACGGGAAGTGCAGCGGGTGATTTAAGCGGGTTTACTCTCGTAATGGAAGGAATGGAGGAACAAGCTCCTTATTTCGTACAATCGGGAGCGGGAGTTGCAGCAGCAGCTAGTCCTATTGACCCTACACCTGTAGGAATTCCCTCTCTTCCTTAATAATTATTATTTTATTAAAGAAGCATCCCTTTATAGGGGGTGCTTTTTTTTTGCTTTATTTTACTTTAGAGTAAAAGATTATTTATTTTTTTAACCTCAAATTCTATTATAAAAATGCAAGAACTACACAATCAAATACAAACTTTAGAAACTCAATTAACAGGAAACCTTTTTAACGATATGGAAATAAAAGATAAAATTCACAACCTTAAAATGAAATTAAACGGAATAAAACCTACAAGTTCTGAGATTGATTGTGTTGGGTGCGGTTCTTAAAACAAAATAGGTAAAAAAAATCGTTACTTAGTTATGGTTATAGTAACAACATCGGCAACCGCTCAGACATTTAATTTAATCCCTCGGAATTACTCTTTAAACACATTTACAATGACTATAAGAGATGACTCAACAAATATTAGTGTTAATTACACGATAACAGGAGCAAGTGTTTCGGGGAATTATATTACTTTTCAAAATACTTTTTCTCCTATTTTAGTAGAGAATCATTTTTACGATTTCAAATTAGTATCGGGAACAGATGTAATATTTAAAGACAGAATGTTTTGTACTAATCAGACAATTAATCAAATAAATAATGATTACTACAAACTAAATGAAGGAGAATTTACAACTGATGATTCCTTTAACAACGAATATATAGTTATATGAAAAAGAACAAGAACTTGCCTAAAGGAGTTAGTGTAAATAAATCCTCTTTTGGTATTGTAAATCTTAACACTTATACATCTCCCGAGATAATTGAGGTTGCTAATAAGGATTGGGTTGCTTACGGAGAGGATAATAATTATTTTCAATATCTAATTGATAGATATAACGGAAGTCCTACAAATAATGCAGCTATCAATGGAATAAGTCAAGCTATCTACGGTAAAGGATTAGGAGCAACAAATGCTAATAAAAAACCCGATCAGTATGCCGAAATGATTTCATTATTTCACAAAGATTGCGTAATGAAGGTTTGTTACGATCTTAAGTTAATGGGTCAAGCTGCAATACAAGTAATCTATTCTAAAAATAGATCAAGAATTGTTGAACTATCGCATATGCCTATCGAAACCTTAAGGGCAGAGAAAGCTGATAGTGAAGGTGATATTCCCGCTTATTATTATTTTAAGGATTGGGCAAATATTAAACCTAGTGAGAAACCTTTAAGAATTCCCGCTTACGGAAAATCTAAAGAAAGTATTGAGATTTATTATATTAAACCTTATAGAGCGGGTTTTTATTATTATAGTCCTGTCGACTACCAAGGAGGGATTCAATACGCACAGCTTGAAGAGGAAATAAGCAACTTCCACATTAATAATATAATGAATGGGTTGTCTCCTAATATGCTAATTAACTTCAATAATGGTGTTCCTAATCAAGAAGAAAGGGAATTACTAGAAAGTAAAATAGCAATGAAATTTTCGGGGAGTTCTAATGCGGGTAAATTTATTTTAAGTTTTAATTCAGATAAGGAAACTGCAGCAGATGTTACTCCGATTCAAATATCAGATGCTCACAATCAATACCAATTCTTATCTTCGGAGTCTACACAGAAGATCTTAGTTGCTCATAGGGTAGTCTCCCCAATGCTTTTAGGAATTAAAGATGGTGTTGGTTTAGGAAACAACGCAGATGAGATTAAGACCGCATCCTTGTTAATGGATAATACTGTTATTAGACCTTTTCAAGAACTTTTAATTGATTGCTTTGATAAACTACTTGCTTACAACGATATCAGCTTAAACCTATACTTTATCACCTTACAACCGTTAGAATTTACAGAGGTTGATAAGACCTTACAAGATAAGGAAGATATAGAGGAAGAGACAGGAATTGAGATGAGTAAGCAGATAGATGGTAAGACTGCTTATGATACTATCGAGGAAGCTGAAAAAATTGCTAAATCAATAGGGTGCGAAGGACATCACGAACACCAAGTCGATGGGGTCACCTATTATATGCCTTGTAAAAATCACGAGGAGTTTAGTGATAAGTATATTCCTAAACTAAGCGAGGAAGAAGGTAATTTAATTTTAGAAAATTTAAGTGGGGAAACCGTAAATGATGATTGGATCATTACGGATGTAAGAGATGTTTCTGATGAAAATGTATCGGATGAAGAGTGGGTTGGAGCAAGTATTGTAAATAAGGAAACTACTCTAAATAAAATAAGAAGGTTAGTTGGATTAGCTAACCCTATTGAGTCTAAAAAGAAGGGGAGTTCTTATAGTGATTTAGATACTGATAATTATAAAATAAGATACCAATATTATAAGAAATCAATGGCTAAATCTATTCAAAAGGATGCGGAAGGAAAAAGAAAAAAATCCTATAAAACTAGAGATTTCTGTAAAAAAATGATGGGTCTATCTAAAAAAGGAATTGTATACACTATTGAGGATATTGATAAGGCTAGTAGATCGAAGGTAAATGGCAAATTTGCTCCTTCGGGTAAAACTTCTTATGACTTATTTAAATATAAAGGAGGTTGTTATTGCCGTCACGCTTGGAAACAAGTTTTATATAGAAGAAAAAAAGGTGCTGATGTAAGTGAAGATCTTAAAAATTATAGAAGAACAGGAAGCATTCCTAAAAGCTATATAAGAAATCCTTTCGGAAGTAAAGATGCTAAAAGAGCAACTTTTGATTTACCTAATCACGGATCATTAAAATACAAATACTAATGGCAACAGTTTTATTCATTAACCGCACAGATTTAGTCAGAAATAGCATTTTGGATGGATCTGTAGATACTGACAAATTTATACAATTTATAAAGATTAGTCAGCAAATAAACATTCAGAATTATCTAGGATCTAAATTATACGATAAGTACACTTTAATAATAGGTAATGGAGATATAGATAATGCTCCTTTTTCTGATTACAAAAATCTTTTAAATGAGTACATTCAACCGATGTTGATTTGGTTTGCTCAAGTTGATTATATTCCTTTTGCTGCGTATCAGATAAAGAACGGAGGAGTATTTAAACACACTTCTGAGACTGCTGAGACAGTTAATAAGGGAGAAGTTGATTACTTAGTAGAAAAAGCAAGAACATACGCTGAGTGGTACTCTAGAAGGTTTATAGATCATATGACTTTTAATCAATCTAAATTTCCCGAATATACCACTAATACAAATGATGATATTTATCCAAGTTACGATGCAACATTTAATGGATGGGTGCTTTGAGTTACAAACCAAAACAAGACAACATTAAAAAATTAAAACAGTTTTTATTAAAACTCAAAAAGAATGGCAGTATTAACGAATAAATCAATTGCATCAACCTATAAAAGTGTTCTTTCAATTGGTGCAACTACTGAAAGTGCTTTAACATCAAGTATCCAACAATTAACCGATGGATTGGGCAATGGATCACCTTTGTCAATGAGTACTACTCAGATTCAATTTAATGCAGGTTCTAATACTTTTAAATTCCCTACAACAAGGGGCACAAGTGGGCAGATTTTAAAACTATCAGATGCAAATGGAACTTTAGATTGGGTTGCTGATGCAAGTGGAGATGTTACAAAAACAGACCCAATTGCTTTAAATACTATTGCAGTATGGAATGATAATGTAGATGAGTTAAGGAGTGACACAACAATGTCTATTAATGCAAG